GGTTCACCTAATTTGAGTATTCTTTCTACTGCTTTGAGGTCTACATGAACATCGTTGACTTGAATGTGTCCTGTCCATTCGTGTTCGGTATCATCTGCACCAGTGCTTTGTTTTAAAGAACCATCTCTATTAACTACAGGGAATTTAACAATAACTTGCGACATGCTTACTGAGATGTGATTCTTAGCACCATATTGAAAGGTATAATCACCCAAAATAACTCGATACGCATTAATTGGCATACCAATCATTGGAACATTCATCATGTCAGACTCGTAGTCTATGTCTGGTTCTACTTCTGGTGGTTTGCGTAAATCCCAATCTCCCCAATCAATATCCTCTTCTACGCCTTTCACAAGACAAAAATCCAGCCTGGCATCTGCTCCACTACGTTGCATTGCAACATCATCTGCTGTTATCGGAAAAGTTTGGGTCTGAGATTTGTAGCCAGCTTTCGTTGCAGTAATTTTAACCGTGCTACCAATCGGATACCTTTCAAGGAGTAAATTCATCCAAGTACGACCTCCCGATTGCTTAAAATCTTCCATTTTTGAGGAACATCGCACATCGCTTGTAGCCCAATTAGTCGTAGAATGATACTCTTTATCCCAATAAATGAGACAGTCTTTTGGTTTGGTATACACCCTCAACAGAATACCAAAATCTTCAGGTAAATCAATAGGCAGTATTTGTCCTGTAGGATTCACTACTGTAATTGCTTGTTCACTAAAAATATCTATAGGCATTACCATGCACCTCCTGAGGATATTGCATCCAGAGCTTTGTACGAGGATAACGAATCTCCAAATAGTCTTGGTTGTTTAGAGCTACCTTTAACTGCACGAGTATTCATCTCTAAAGCATTTTTAGCTGCTTCAATAGATAGTCGTATTTTAGCTAATTCATCTTTATCTGTTCTACCTTTGTCAAAATCAGCAATAGATAATTTAGTAATAGGGTCTACATACATTTCTTTATTACGTCTTTCTGAATAGTCTTTAAGAGCATTACTAATGGTTTTTGTTGCTAAATAAATCCCAGCTAATACAGTTAAGGTCTGAGCAGTACCAGCAATTACACCACCAGCTTTAGTAGCCATAAAAGGCATCCCAATAGCACCTTTTCCTTGTTGATATGCCATTCCTTGTGAAATTCCTGCACCCTCCGCTTGACTCATAAACATCATATCTTGTGCATATCTGGCAACATTGTGCTGATATTCAGCCATAGCCATTTGTTGTCTAAATCCTATAGAACGGAATACCCCCATACCAGCAATACCTATTCCTACTTGAGATGCTAATCCAGCTCCCAATTCACCTAATAAGCTTGTTTTTCCCATACCAGCATCTTGCATTCTGGTTAAGCCTTCAGCAGGTTCAGTTAATGCTCTTGTTAATCCTTTAAATGCTGAGGTATTAGATACGTTGTATAAGAATCCAGTTAATGCATTACCCCATGTAGTACTGAGTTGCATTAATTGATAGTAACCATGTTTAGATGCTTCAATGTTTGCTCTATTTACTTCCATCATTGAGGACATCTCACGATTGAGTTTCTTTGCGTTGTCAGTGCTCTTTAGAAGTATTTCGATAACACCAGTACCCATACCAGGAAAAAGTTGTGCCATAGCTTCTAAACGCTGTTTATTGGTTAAACTATTTAATGATTCGTTTATTTCATCGAATGCTTCAATAATTCCTTTAGTACGAATTATTTTTCCTAAATCCATACCATGTGCAGCTTGAAGTTCTTGAGACTTTGCCGAAGGTTTAATAAGAGCTTGTAATGCAGAAGATACACCAAAGCCAGCAAATGCGCCTAATCCTTGATTGGATAACGCACCTACAATAGATAGTGTTTCATTTAATCCGTTTTGTAAGGATGCCATTTGAGGTATTGCACCCTGCATATATAAAGTAAACCATCCTGAGAAATCGACATTCGACTTCATGGATGCTCCAGTGATAGTCATGAGCTTTTGTTGCATAGACATGCTATCACCAAAGATAGTTTGCATACCAGAGACGACAGGAATGAATTGTTCAACTTGTTGATTGAACATTTTAGTATAATTCATTATTTGTCGCTGACTATTAACTAAATCAGATTCATATGGAGAACGGGCAGCTCCACGATAAAACTGTCCCATTTCACCAGCAGATACCCCCATCTCAGTAGAACTAAATGGAGTACGAGATATATTATTATTTCCTGAAAACGCTATTGCTTCTGCTAAAGGTTTGGTTGCCATCATAGCATGAGACATAGAATTTCCGAGTTGTGCAAACACTACTGCCAGACCTTGAATCTGGCGTTTGGAATTTTCAAACTGCATGTTGAGTTTGCTCCATTTTTCAGAAGTACGGTCTATTTCCGCTTGCATTTCTGAGAATGGAACTAAATTCTTTAACATGGCTTTTTCTGTTCTGGACATGCCACTAATTTCACTCAACGAACCACCGAATGCTTGTTGGAATCCTTGTTCCAATGCAGTACGAACATCAGGGTTGGATATATTGCTTACCATTGAGCTCATGCGTTCAAAGATGTTTGCGTACATCCCTCGTTCAGCAACAGGAGCACGCTTCATCATATTAAAAAATTCAGAAACTTCTCCTCTGGCTTGTTTAAATTCTTTGATTGCATCGGTATATCCAGAAGCAGAAAGATTGTCCCTAAGGTTGCCCAAAAAGTTATTGGATTGAGCTTTGAATGCTTTCATAGGGGCATTGATGGCTTGAAGGTTTTTAGTAGAAACTGTCTCGAATAAAGAACCTACTTTTTTAGACACATCCTGAAGTTTCATCATTCCTTCTTGAGCATCCAGAGCTTGAGCTTTGTATATATCTGCTAAGAATCCATGTTTGGATTGTTTGAGGGTATCATAAACGGTAGTATTATATCTTTGTACTGCTGAGCTTAATTGCCCATAGGTAGATATGGTACTACGCATTTGATTGCTGACACCAGTTTCAGGAAAGGCTAATGCCTTTTGTGTAGCTAATGCAGCATTACGAATCGTACCTAAACGACCTGTAGCTTTATCTATAGCTTCGATTAAGATGGAATATCGTAAGATACCCCCTGAACTCATTGGCATTACTTGTTACCTGCCTTCTTTGTTTCTTCTATTTCACGCATGATTTGTTTATGTAAAAACTTGTATATAGCAATTCTCGCATAGGGACTGAGTTTGAAATAATCGTTCATGTTAACCCCCAATTCCTTCCAGAATAGTCTGGATGCAAGAATGTTATTCTCTAATTCATTTCCCAGTACGAAAAAATTCGTCTGTCAAGTACCTCAAATATCCTACTACATAATGAAGCATGGCAGCTTCCCCTTGCCCTAAACTTTCAATGAAATGAATCTTGATGGAAGGGTCTGCAGCGTATTTCTCTGAAGTAAAATCAATGACAGGCTCAGTTTTCGCCTTGGGGTCATCTTTGTGCCGTTCTACTGAGATTAATAAATCAGCCAGTAGTTCGTTTTGGGTAGTATATTCTCTACCCTCACAGTTAGGTTCGACCATAGTAAACTTTCTTTTAGATACTGGAAGCTTATCAGTTACGGTGCGTCTAAAAGAGTTATCTTCGGTCATTACTCGAATATCTGGTTTATAGGTTTTATAACTTTCATCTAACTTATCTTGTACAGTCATAGATTTCTTTTCTTGTGCAATGTAAGCCTCGATGTCAGCAATAAGTTTTCTCTCTTCGAGTTGTTTGTAAATGTCTTTTGGTAAAATTTGTTCTAACATAATAAGGTTGCCCTCCTATTTTTTTTTTTTTTTATTTATTTAAATTCCGTTAGCAAAATCAAAAATCTCATAGTACTGTCCAGTAAAGGGAACAGACTCAGTAGCTAAATCAGCCATAGGATAAGTAACAGTAAGAGAAGGAATCTCTACCTGATAAATAACTATCGTTGAACGCTTCTGAGTACCATCAGGGAAACAAATTTCAGTACTTAAAGTATAAGTAGGTAATGGTTCACAATGTAGCATCATAGCGTCTGCAAAATCTTTAAGCAATTCGGTATTGATGTGTCCACGATTAAGAGTGCCATTAACTCTACTCAATCCTTTAATACCATATTCGTGTCCAGCCCCAGCAGGTTTGTATTTACTAATTTCGATTTCAGGGGTAAAGGTCATATCAGTCCAATAGCCTAAGTAAGGTCTCTTGCCATTCATGTTAAGGTAAAACTTTACATGCTGAGCTACATGAGCAGGAGCACCAACTTGTTCTAAAGGTGGGGGTATTCTAATAGGCATTATCTAACCTCCTCTTCAAATGCAATAACGCCAGTATCCATGCGTTTCACATGAATAACTACTGCCCTGGTTTCAGGATATTTCTGAATATACAGGTCAGCTAAAAGCTCTCCACGAGATACAGATTGGGAATTAATGCCATCAACATCGACTCTGTAATTATCTATAATGCTTCGTGATACAAAAAATTCACCTAAAGAGGTCAATAGAGAGCGTGTGCGAGCCTTTCTATCTTCTACTGAACCAGTCATACCAATAGCACTTCGCAAACTGGATGCAACTAATTTCTCAACCACATTAAAAGTGCTTCTAATCATTACTGAAGAGCGATAGTCATCACGAACACCAGTGCGTAAATCATTAATATACCAGCCCTGTCCATCGTTGTGAGCATAAGCTAAATGCACTTCAGACATTCGTTCTCGGTCTGCACGATTCCAACTTTCAACCCATCTGAATCTTGTGTTCTTGCCGATAGGTGAACCAGCATAAGAGTATTTGGCAGCTTGGGTAACAAATCCAATCTGTTCAAGATTTTCAAAAGCATTGTCTTCTGGATTGAAATAGGATACATTACCCATACAGGTAACTACATTGTTATCAGCAAACTCAAGAGCTTCCTCAACGCAAGCATCAAATTCATCCACTAATTCATCTTCTATGGGAGTTTGGAAAAAGATAACATTGGGATATTCCCCAGCCAATAAGGCGATACCAGCAAGTAAAGCAGCATTGCTTCTCTGTGCAAACATGAAATGAGTTACAGGTACTTGGCTTAACATTTCCTGAGCAGCTAACAGTAAATCAGCATCAGCAGCATCAGACCCATCTGCACCAGTAGTAAATTCAGCATCAGTGGCAGTAACAGAAGGAAGAGTGGTGGCAGTTCCAGTTTTGGTAAATGTCATACCAGCAACATTGAATTTAGTTCCTATATAATTTTCACTATAAGGGTCATTGTCTACATTGCGTACTCGAATAAAATCGCCATCTAATTTAAAAATTAAGGTAACAGTATCGGTAATATCTCCTTCAACAACTTGTAATAGGGTATCGTTACCTTTTGCTCCTGCAAATTCCCATTCAAAGTCCCAGGTAGTAGCAGCACCAGCAGCCAATTCATACTTAGCAGCAACAGCACCAGAACCTAAAACTCTTAATGCGGCAATATTAACTCTTCCTTCGGTTCTGGAAGCATCAATCATCTTACCTAAATCTGAACCAGTACCACCTAACAGCCTGACTAAGTCAACCTGAGAAGTAGACTGATAAATAGTTTCACCACCCCATAATCCATTGCCGACTATACCAATAATTTGACTGCCGACATTAGTATCAATGGAGGGTAAGCCCATATCTTCAACTACATAAACATCTGGAACAACCGTATTGAACGCTTGTCCTACACTAAATAAGTTCACCATTGTCCTCCTTTAAGGGTACAATCTTTTTACTTTCCATCTTTTCACTTGGTTTTTCTACAACTTTTGGGATGCTTTCAACAATTTTCTTTTCAACTTCTTTAATTGGTTCATCAACTCTTTGGAGGAATAGTGCTTTTCGTGCGCCCGAAGGTGCTTTGGTAGGAGTTTTCGAGTTGAATTTATAGGTAACATCGCCAATCACCATTTGCACATTGCCAATTTTTGATAAAAACCAAGACCATCCCCCTTTGTTTTCTATTTTATTTATTTTTATCACCTCATTTTTTCGTTCCCCACAACACAAACTCATGATTCTACCTCAGCGGTTATGGTTTCGCCTTCAACATATTCTTCAGTATCCATACGATACAAAGATTTAATTACAGTAGATACAGGTGGGTCATATCCTACCCATTCGGTATGCTGAATAAAGCTTACTGAGAATCCAATCGCATTCTTAAACAAACCTTCAACATTTAATAAGTTCAACCCTGACAAAGTAGCGGTCTGTTGCATTTCTGAATGTAGAAACTGTCTAACACAACTTTGTGCATCAATCCACATTAATCGTATGAACCATGCAACCTCAGTTGCATTTCGGATACCTATCATGGTATCTCCCAACGATTCTCTACTTTCAACTGCAAACGCATAGCTGACTTCTTCATCTATAAAGTTGTCGCCAAAATTAAGGACTTTGCTTTCTCCATATGGCATACAAGTTACTGTCATGGAAGGTTTCTTGTCGCTATTCTCAGTAATACGAAGATATTTATAGCCTATCTTATCATTGAGGACTTCTGGCATATCTTTTTTCACTTCAGCTAACATAGCATCAGCAAAACTAATTGGATTAAGCATTTGGTAATTACTCATTAGCCATCCCCACAAAGTAAGCTCTCATCTTGCGCTCAGCCCACAAATCACCTATTAAAGTATTGATAGATTGTTCAGTGGATTTTTTAATTCTCACATAAGGTCTACCTGGCATGAATCCATCTTTGCCTAATATCTGTCTTTTGACTCTGCGTTTAGCTTTGGATACTTTCGTGCCACCTGAGTTGCGAGTTCTTCTGCCGTAATAGATAGGTAAAGTATAAGGTTCGATAGTGCTTTTGTTTGCTGAATTGAATCGGTATCCTATCACTAAGCGTTCTCCGTTATTGACAAATACTAATTCTCCATTGGATGCAGCATCTCCAAGTTTCCATTTTCTGGTTAGGATTCTATTTCCAAAGCCTGCTTTTTCTTTTCTGGTTCGATAAGGTTCAGAGAGTGCTTGCCATTTACTAAAACCTTCTAATGCTCCTTCTTTTTCAAAGGTTTGGAAGATGTCTTTGTTAATCATGGTAGTTAATTCTCTTAAAGCTCCTAATGCAGCTCTTTTTTGAGGTATCTGTGCAGTAGTACGCATTTGAAAAGTTATTCCAACGCCTTCGCCTAACCAAAAAGTTCCCATTATTCCTCCGCCAAGTAACTGGAATCACCAGTATAAACTAAGACTCTTCTATCGCCTTTTTTACCTGTTCCAATATCTAATTTACCTGAAGCTAATCTATCTAATTCTCGTTCAGCTCTATCACATACAAATTTAGTAGAAGCCAATTCACTATCATCCTGTGCCAACATGGCTTTAACTGATTTCAAAAGAAAGCAACAAGCCATATCAAGGCACAGTCGACGAATCGCTTTAGGTGCAGGATTAGAGAATGGAGTATTATAGTGTCCAGATAAACGCATATCAATGGCATCTGAAGCATCTAAAATAGCCTGTTCGGCAGTACCCCAATCAAAATCTTCTCCTGTTACTCTTTCGTTGCGAAGTTCGTCAACTGTGCAATACATTATTGTGCCTCTTTAATGAGCTGAGCTATTTCAGCTTTCTTTTTTCCTACATAGGGGATATTAAGTTCAATCGCCAGAGCTTTGAGGTCTGCAAAGGACAACTCATCGGTTTCAGGGTTTGATGCTATCTCTTCACCTTCAAATTCTTTCATCAGTTCTTTGTTGGCTTTTTTATTGACCTTAATTTTTTCTTCATTGAGTTCTGCAACCGTATTACGAGCTAACCATTTATCCAAGTAGTGCCCTGCTACTGGATATTTTTTACTGGGTAGTTTCGTACCCCTGGGGATTATTACTCCACTCCAGGGGATGTTGCGTTTAGCAATATACTTCATTAGTTACCGAGGTCTTTCATATAAGCTACATGAAGTGAAGTGAAGTCGTCAGGTAAGGGCATAGAGACTTCTCCAATTTCAACACTAATTTCTCTTTCATCAATCGAACCCCATACTTTAGTGAAGGTATCAGGCATGTTGTTGAAGTTGTTTGGTCCAACCCAACGAGTTCCAACCCTGCCAGGAACAAAGACAATATGGTAATCAGGGATATATTTCTGAGGAGAGAATGGGGTAACACCAAGTAAGCCAGCCAATTCACGGTCGGGTCTGTAGTATTCATCATACACGAAAAACTTGATACCGAGAGGGGAAGTAATATCTTCATCACGATTAGTAAAGTGCAACCAATAAGCGGGGTCATTAATGTTTTCTACATATTCGTTGAGCGTGTTGTTCTGCCATACACCTTGAAAAGTGGTTCTATTCATCATAGCGATAGTAGGAGCTTTTCCAGCTCTATCTACGACAGCATGTTTGATTTCTTCAAACATTTCCAGAAGGTCAAAAGTAGGGTCAATAACACCAGTGTTGGAAAACATATCATGGTCAGTATGGAAAGCAATTCCATGAGAGTCTTGAAGGGTACGGTCAAAGTCAACATAAGGATAATCCAGATATTGTCCATCTTCAGTAACCAGAGTTCCTAAGGTAATAGCTCTACAGTTTTCATATTCATTCAGTTGCCACAGAGATTTAAGTAATTCAGTTCGTTTGCCTTCAGCGGATTTAAAATAGTTAGCCCACTTTTTTGCTTCTGAAAGCCCACCTACAGAAAGCCAATTAATAGCATCTCCTTCAATCACATTGGTATTACCTTTATGAGGAAGAGAAGCTACAATATGCTTTATGTATTCAGGCATAATCAGTCTGCGTCCACCAGCGTAACGGTTGCGATAGTTACCAGTCGTGATGGTTTTTACATGCTCACTGGAACGAACTACAAGATTAGTAGTCGTTTCACGAGGAAACAACATATTTCCAATCCAGCGTCCAGATTTCGCCATTTCACCTTCAACGGTTTCTTTGGTTCTATCAAAATAATCTTTAGTTTTGTCTACAATTTTTTTAAAATTTTCTACTGGCATTTATTTCTCCTTTACCACATCAAGTTTATCATGGGGAGGTCAAGACGGACTTTTTTCAGTAGTTGAACTCCTTCAGGATAATCTCTTGTTAATATATCACCATAATAAGTTACCAGTCTGCGGTCAATGTAAGCGTGCTTAACATAGAACACAGGGGAAATCTTGAGAGCCTGTCCTGGTACTTGAGTTGGTCCCGCAAAGTACAATGAGATACCGATAATCGTAGGGAAAGTGCCATTGTCATCTTCTTCAGCAACATAGATAATAGTATCTTCATCATCTGAGGTATAGTCATTCTCTACATTGATAGTGTTGTTTTTAGTATTAATTTCAGTGACAAGACCTAAATCTTTAGGTACAGCAGTGGAGTCAGTAAAATCTAATGCCCACAGATGTTGTCCCACTCTAAATCGGGTAGCAGCATTTTCATCATAACCTAAAGAGGCATGAGTGAAATCAATCGTAAACTTATCACCATCAGCAGAGCTTCCACCATAAGGAATACCAGCGGTAAAGGGATAGAGGTTTTCAATATCAACAGTGTGTCCACCTCGGTCAACAGTAGTTTCTGCTTTCCAGTGAAGGAAAGTACCAGGTTCAAGAGCGAGGGGGTCGTTGTTGGTATCTTCTAAAATAGCCTTAGACAATCTTCCAGATTCAATCGCATGATGTTCAATACCATGAGGATGAGCTAAAATGTATTTAGTTCGCTGTAGGTACTGGAACAGGACTGGATAGCTGGGGAAGTTCATGAGATTCTCGCCCATATTGGGGGGAGGACTCATGCTAATAAGGTCATAACCTTCCATAAAATTAGTAGGCATTATCTATTTATCTCCTTTCGTACATTTTCGATGATGTCAGTGAGTTGCTCTTCAGAAAACTCTGGAGCTTCTCCAGTTAGAACATCATCAGTACCCTTGAGGGGGTCGGCAAAATTAACCATTTTGTTAATTTCAATAAACGACTGAAAGGCTTCAATGGCTTCATCCACCGTTTTAGCACCATACAGTTTTCGTACCGATTCCTCTTGAGCAGGCAAGATGTTTCCATCGTTGACTTTCTTTTCAATGAAAGACTCCATTTTTGTCTTTCGGTTTTCGTCCATCAGTGCTTGAATGGCTTCAGCATTCTTAGCATCTTTAGACTTCAATTCCTCGTTCTGGCGTTTTAAATCCGCAAGCTGTTGTTCAAAATCCAAAGTGTTATCTGGTTTCTGTTTCAGCTCAACGCCTTCAGTGGTAATGTCTTTAGGCATAAATCCTCCTTTAAATTCTTCAAATCTTTCTAATTTAGCGTTGTTGAGGTTAGCTTTTGGTATTGCTTGTCTACCTACAAACGCCACATGCATTATTTCTCCGCTCTCCATATTAATTCTCACTGATACACCCTGAAGTTTTCCTGATTCTACTTCAGCTTCTTTTTCTTTGAAGATGAGAGCATTGGCATACAAAACGCCTTCTTCAAATGAAAATTCTCGCACATCTCCGAAAACATAATCTGCCATCAAGGCTAATGTTTCATCAATATGACCCAAAATCAGGTAAGGAACACGATTCGGGTATTGAGCATTGTTATATACAGCACTTGCCTTTAAGAAATCTTCCGTAAAGTTTACTTGTGTGCCATCGCCCGAAGTAAACTCGCCGACAGTAATTAAAGGTAGCTTCTTAATATATAATCGCTTGTCCCTTGTTTCCTGAGTAAAGTCATTTAGACTTTTTGTTAGGTCGATTATCATTCTTTTCCTCCTTTACTTCATCCTCTTCTCCTTGTCCTTTTTCTTGTCCTTCTTCTTGTTCTATTTTTCCTTCAGTGTGTACGGGAGGCAAGCCAGCACGAGAACGCACATAGCTTTCGTCTCCTTCTTTTGCGTATGCACTGTTCAACCATGCTAATCCAGCTTCCAGCTCTTCTTTCCATTCTGCACCTTCAGTAGTTTGAAAGAACATTTTACCTTTAACAGTTGTGCCAAAGTTTGCGAAAATGATAGGAGCTAAAATATGATTATTCCAAATGTCATCCAGTTGGTCTTGACACGCTAATACTGATTTAATAAACATCTTGAGCTGTACCATACCCAATGAATAAGAACCACCAGCGGCACTGAATATAGATTCAGGGATGCCCAAACAAGTGAATATCTCTTTATCCATTTTGTCAAAGAATACTGCAAAGTCAGCACCGTTCTTTTCTACTTCAAGAAATTTAAGTTCTTTGGTAGGTTTGCTATTATCCATATCACGAGGTACTACCATAGAGAATTTATATCTCATGGTTTGAAGGTCTGCTAAGAGTTGAGTTTTTTCATCTTCAGTACAATCTGGCTCTACATACATTACCGCAGAAGGAATAGCACAGCGTCTCAAGAAATCTAACCATGCTTTAGCTGATTCTTCTTTTCTTGAATAATGCTTGAATACAGGACTTAATATAGAATTACCGTAAGGTTCTGAGAAGATGTCCCCATTACGAAAGATAATAAAATCTTCTTTGTTGTAGGATTTTTCTTTTCCATCTTTATCCATGATTTTTACTTTTTTCTCACCAATACCATTATTAGGTATAAAAGAATCAGGAGGTAAAGTAATCACATCTCTTAGAATGATTTTGCCACCTTGAATATCTTTCACTACAAATGAACAGGACACTCCATAAGCTCTGGCGGACATAATAGAGTTGGAAATTTTTTTAATATTTATTTTTTTAAAAATTTCTTCTTTTACAAAAGTATCAATCGTTTGGTCTTCATGTTTCCAATCTCGCCAATTCGCAATCGCAATCGAAACTGGCAAATCAACAGCTTGACGGACTTTCCCGTCTTTGGACATAATGTCAATAAAGTTTTCAAGTGTAACATCACTGCCATCAGTATAGAACCCTTTATCAACAGAATAAATCGCCTTATTAATCGACTTGGGTACTAAATTATCGTATGAAAGTTGGTCTTTCGTATTTGCGGTAGGCATACTCCTCCTCTTTAGACTTTGGGAAGGATATTGAGAATCTTCCCCTCTTAGTAGCTATCAAGCATTCAAGTGCCATGCCAAAAGCCATCAGAGCATCATCTTTGTTATTTTTAGCGGACATATTGTATCGCATGATTTGGTCTTTCAGTTGTTCATCATTTATATCTTTGCGATTTTTCATCCAATCATCAATCTTATTAAACATAAGTTCTTTGGAAGTGCCATTAGTACTCCATTCGGTCAATCGTGAACCTCTTGGTTTGTTGGCTTTTAATCGTTCTAAAACACCAAAACCATATCCACCAGTTAATTCTACATGGACGTTCGCTTGATAATATTGCATCATCTCAATAGCAATGTGGCTGAATTTAGAATAAGCTACGGCATCGCAATATACACAAACCACAGCACCTAAATCATCTAATACCACTAATGCCATATCATCTGAGTTATCACCACCTAAGGAAGTATCAACGCCCATAAAATAGCGTCTATCAGAGTTTTTATAGGCATAGATTCGTTCTCCATATTTGCCCTTCATGGGTTGAGTGGTTGTGAGCTTGCTAAACATATTGGAATCAAAAGGACTGTCATTAGTAACAAGCCAACAAGATTCTTCATCTAATGGATATTCAGAACAAAACTCAGCATACGCTCTTTGAGAATAATTAGGATAACCTGGAAGCATTGACCGTCTCCAAAAGAGTTGGTCGTCGGTTAAACTGAATTTTTTAATTAAATCTCTTTCCTCTGCATCGTATTTCATTTCAACGGTTGGTTTCATTCTAAATTCATTGTGCATTGACCAGGGAATAAATATAGGACTAAACTGGCGTGGAGATACAAAACTATTGCGTTTAGCAGTAAAATAAATTTCTTGATATAAATTTCCCATACCATTTGGAGTAGATTCCATCATATTCCATCCACCAGGAACAATCGTATTACTTACCGAAGTATGAGCAGAATAGTCTCTTGTCCATCTGGATGCCTCAGTACACAAACAGGATAAAAGTTTATGTCCTCGTCCTGCGTGTTCAGTACCACCTGATTTAGCTAATATCATTGCACCAGTATGTTTAAATACTAATCGTTGGTTATTGGATTCTTTGGATAGTGGCATTGAAAACTCATCTGGCATCATAGCTAACATTTCTCGCATGGTGCGAATATGAAACTCTGCATTCTCCATGTTATAACTAATAACAGCTGAAATAGAGTTTTTGATTTTATCTGCAAAGTAGAGCAATAAAGCCTGACAAAGAGTAGTGCCACCAACTTGTCGAGGTTTTAAAAGGATAGACCAATTATTCATTAGTTCTAATACCTTTTTTTGTACTCCATTTAAATGCATAGGTTCAGCATCACCAAAGCCTTTTGGTACGACATGAATGCGATTAACCCATTTAGGAAAATCCTGTCGCACTGCTTTTGGCAACTGCTCAATCGTTAGTAAACTCAAATAAACTCCTTTTCAGGGGGCTGTGAGGAGGGCGCAACACAGCCCATAAAATCAACCATTACCCTCCTTTTTGTAGGAAACGCCTTACATAAGCAAAAAAATTGCTTTTGCGTTCTCACCTATATAACAAAAAATATCTTTTATTTTGTATTTTGAATAAAAAAAACTTGACAAATAAAAAAGATTTGCTATATTATGGGTATAAGTATATTAGAGCAAAAGGGAGAGTAGTTTAATGGTAGAACTTTGGTCTCCAAAACCAACGGTGGGGGTTCGAATCCTCCCTCTTTCGCCATTTTAAGGAGGTGTGGTGTCTAAAACTTGTTCGGAAAAATAAAAAAATATTTAAAAATTTTAAGGAGGAAAGATGATTAAGATTGTAAAAGCAGAGGATAAAACTAAACCAGATGGTAGTAGGTTTATTCTTTGTGATGTTGAATTTAATGGAGAAAAGTATTCCGATGTTCGATGGAATAAAACTGAATTGACAGCAGAAGAGGTCGTTGATAAAACCCATGAATGCATTTTAACTAAATGGGAAAAAGACGGCAAGACTATTTATTTCGTAGGAGAAGAAAAAAAACCAAAAGGTAATAACCAGTTTCAGAAATCTCCTAAGAGCTTAAAGGTTGAAGTCTTGAATGCTATTTCAAAAGACTTAGGTACTTGGATGACAGCATTAGATATTAATGACCCCATTAAAGTATTGGATAAGCTTTATAATTGGGTGAACGCATGAGCCATGAAGAGTTTATCCTAAAATGTACTACTGCTAAAGCTAATGCTAAGAAGTATTGCGATGAGGAAAATCTAAGTTTAATCTCTGATGCGATGGTAGAAATTACCGAATTGTTGGAGATGATGGTCTCCATGAAAAATGCTCTTCAGATTGAAATTAATGAAATCAAGGAAGAAAAAAGAGGAAAGCTGGCTGAACTTTTAAAAGAACTTGAAACCATTAAAGGAGAATAT